GTTCAGAACGAGAAGTCTTAAAGTCAATAATGGATGGTACACCATTCCATTCTGCAATACAGTCTACTCTTCCAGCAACACGATACTTCTCACTCCATAGTCCACATTCTTGTGCGTAAATATTATTTACTGATTTTTCAAGAGTTGGTTTTAGTTGTGAGAACAAACACCAAGGTAAAAATGCAACATCTTCCTTTAAAACTTCTTTGTTGTTTAGGAAGTCCTCACACATGTGGTGAACTGCTGTCCCACGAGATGCAGCAGTACGCATAATATGATTTGCAACATCATGTCCAACACGTTCACGCCACGCTTGGAGTCCTGCTTTCTTTTCTTTACGAACACCCAACACTGTCGTGATTGATGGGTAAGTTCCAGTTGGGGTTAAGTAGAACCTTTTTCGGTTCACGTTGGTAGTACCCACTTCTGGGATTTCTACAGCATTATGTACAAACATATTATATCCTCATTATTTAATCTTATAGTGTATTATACACCATATTCACTTTATTGTCAACAGCTTTATCGCTTACCTTGACCTCTATATTTCTTGTAACTACGTCTTTTCGATTTATTCATTGTGGAAGTAATTGGTTTACGTCCAAGTGAAGTTCCTTTCGACACACCTTCATGTGCAATAGTCGCTCCGTACATCTTCGCCATTATTCAACTCCTAATCGGATTTTGTTGATTAGATACTCCTTCACAAAACCAGAACGTACAATGTCACCGATTGTAAATTCGATATTATCAAATTCTTTCATTGCATCTAGGATTTTCATAAAGTTAACCATTCCTGCTTTATCACTTGATTTCATCAAGTCTGTCTGAAAGAAATCTCCACAGAAAATAATTTTTGAATCTTGTCCAACACGAGTAATGATAGTATCCAATTCGTGGAAGGTCAAGTTCTGACACTCATCCACAATGATAACTGCATTATCTAGTGTAATTCCTCTAAGGAAAGACGTAGTAAGAAACATCAGTGAACCTTGGTTTTTAAGTCTTTCGTACAATCCAGCGAATGCAGCTGCATTCGGTTGTTCAAACATAAACTTAACCATGTTCTGATAAGGTACTTGGAATAGTGCTGTCTTATCTTCCTCATCGCCTGGCAAGAAACCAATCTCACGAGTTGGTACTGCACTACGAACCATGTACACTGTATCATATGGTGTTTCATTTCTTAGTACATCCTGTAATCCATTATATAATGATATAAAGGTTTTACCTGTACCAGCCGCACCATAGAGGAATAAATTCTTTCCTTCTTTATATGATGCAAACGCTTTCTTTTGATTATCAGTAATTGGTTTAATAGAAACCATATTATCAATTCTAATGTCTTTTGCTTTAGCCATTAATTAGTACTCCATTTATGTCGATGTTTGGCTAACACCGCATCCGTTTTAATTTGTTTTGCAGATTTTTTACCATACCGTTGTCCTAATTGACTATCGGGATGCGCCTCTGCCCCTTTTGCAAGAACCTCTTTCCAACCATCATCAGTTTTGGCATCAATGTTGTCACCAGTAGAACCAGCGATAGAGAACATTGAAGGCATCTGTTTAATGTGTGGGTTCTTTTTTAAAAGTTCTTCTCTTCTACTGTTAGATAGGAAATCTTCAAACTCTTCACCTGTTTCCGTATTTCTAAATTTAAATGTTGGCATTATGTTGTACTTTTCCCATCCTGTTGTTGTTCAATTCTAATCCATTCTCGTTCTTCTTCTGGAGACATTGTTCCACCTATAATGGAATTTCCAACTTTTTCTTCGTTGTTGGGTTTCCAATATTCACCCTTATCCATAGCAACTAAGAGACAGTCTGCTTGTATAGTTTCAATCAATGCATTTAATTCATGCTTTCGAGCCTTAGGTTCGTTATATTTCATTATCCTAAGTTTATCACTCATCATTTTTATTGAATCTATCTTATCACACAAATCACTTATTTTATGTAGCATGTCTTAACTCCATCCAATCTGGCATACCCCTCTTTTTCCATGATGCCAAATGTTGCTTATACTTTATATAGTAATCCCGATAGGCCGTTATTGACGATTCATTCTTTACATCGTCTGGCATTGCCTGTAAGGGTTCTGTAAATACACCCTCAGGCATATTCTCTGGTGGACTGAATAATGCCCACTTTAGTTTACGATAACTTTCATGTGGTACATTTTTGTCATACCTGTACATGAATTCTGTATTCAGTTCTGTCCACATTTCATACAACCATCTGTAGTTTTTCTTGGACTGTCGTACCCAAATACCACTAGGATGATTGACATGACAAGATTTGTACAAAGTATGGTCTAGTTGTGGGTCTGGATGGTCATAAGTTGTAAGCAAACGATTCTTTTTACTCAATCGTTTTACTTGTTTACCATCCAATACACGATGTGCAGTAGACATGAGTTGAGCATATTCGATAATCATTTTACTTGCATGAGAATCCACATGCATCATTGCACTTGTCTTTGCATCTTCATCTAGATAAAATATATTCACTTTTTCTCCCATCTGTAAAATATGTGGTCTTCGATTTCCACTGTTTTAGTTTTAGAACTTGCCCAAGACGGAGACACATAGTCTGCATGATAATGTGTTGCTCCTTCTGTGACATCTAATAGTGTTATTTTACCAGAAACAATCCCCAATGTAAAGACAAAAATGTCATTATATATTTCTTGGTTCTGTTTATGTATCTTATCTGATTTGCCATCACACCACCAACTGAATTGACACTTATGTCGAACTGGAATCATTTCACCTGTGCCTTTCCAACTAGGTCGAGATGGGCCTTCTTTAACAACTTCACAGATTGTATCTGGAAATCTATCATCAGAAACACGATTAAGTGTTACAGACATTACTGCCATCTGCCCTACTTGGGGTTGGTTCTTTGCTTCATGGTAAACATTCTGAGCGAGACAAGTTGCCTCGTCAAAAGTAAATTGTTCTACAGATGAAATATCTGATATCGCAACTGGTGTACCAGTTATCATAAGTGAAACGAGTAGTTCTTTTAGCATTATTGTGTCAATACCTTCATGTTGTTTTCAGATTCAATAGCATCTTCTTCTTTAACACTATCAACAGTTTTTTCTAGTTCTTCCCACGCTTTGGTAGAACGAACTTTAGACAAGAGCATCCTGTCTTTTCTCAGACGGTTCATAATAATTTTGTTTGCTTCTTTATCAGAGTAAACCAACAAAACATATGCACGATAGTCTGGGCCGTTTGCAACAACCTCAGTCTCTTGAACTTTGTATCCAGCAACGTCTACATCTGCAATGATGTTCTTTGTTGCTTTCTCTACTTCAGAGAGAACTGAACTACCGATATCTTCATTACCAATCTTGGCAACGAATGATTTAGTTTGAGAACGAACTCTACCATTAATACGGTCGGCAAGAGTTGTCTTTGCATTCAATACCGCAAGGTCAACTGATAACTGCAAATCTGATGTTGCTGCTGTCCCTGTGGAATAGATTGCATCTTTACTTTCAGGCAATTTTTTGAACCATTTTGGCATCTCTGCAATTTGTTCTTCAACTACCTTTGTTTTATATTGATACGTTTCTGCATCAACAATTGAACTAGGTGGAACTGATTCCAACTGGCTCACCTTCGCTGTACTACACGCACCAAGCAGTGCTGCACAACCAAGTAACATGACATGTTTCATAATTTATATCCCTTCTAATTGGTTAATTATCTTGTCACGAACACCAGACTCACGAAATAAATCGAGCAAGTCTGACCCTATCTGTGGGTAATATGTTATTATAACAACACCCACCAGAATTCCTAATATAAACTTAATCATACCAACATGTCCTTCCACCAGTATTCCAATTCGCCTTACATCTTGGCTGTCTTGGGTCTACATACGGTTGGTTCTTTGGTTGTCCAAAGAATGTGTCCCAAATAGAATATGTTGGGTCGTATAAGTTTCTTTCAAAATTATTATTAGATTGTATCACAACAGTAGGCCTATTGTCAATAGTTTTACCTTGTATAACTTTTGTAGTTGTTTCTGTTGTTTCGATAACATCTTTATCAGCAGTTACCGCTTTATTAGAATTACAAACCATCTCAGTTTGAGCAGTCAATACTTCTGGTGATACTTGGGTTATTATTTTCTTTTTTGCTTTGATGGTTGCCTCACCACATGCAGCGTTCTGTGTCATGTCTGGGCCGAACACATATTCACCACTGGTAGGATAGTCTGTGCCATCTATAGTTACGTCCATCGATACTATACATTTTCTAGTATCATCAACATACGGAAAAACTTTCTCTGAAATATTAGAAGTCTTTTCTATATGTTGAGTCCAATTTGTTTTTACAACTTTTTCATATTCACATGCAGATGGAAGTTTTGCAACCGCATAGTTACAACTTGTTAGTGCGAAAATACCAACTGCTGTACCTAAAACTTTAATTACCATTTAACCAATCTCCTATCACTTCAACTGGGCATTTGTTTTGATACTTACACAGTTGATAGATTTGGGTGGAAGTCTCTACTGCACTACATCCACCCAACATCATAATTATCATTATACTAAAAAGGAATCTTATCATTTGCCATCTCAAATCCTACTAAGTTTTGAGAGACAGATTTTTCAAAATCCCAACTCGCTCCATTTTCTTCCTCAGATTTTTCAATAACCTCTGCGGCATAACTTCCAAAAGAATAACCGAATTTCTCAATCGCCTTCTGGATAATATTTTTTGGAGAGTCAGTTAACTTTCCTTCTTTAGTGTAGAAGTCGTAAACAAAATCTTCTACATCCATCATTAAACTTTTCACAGCACTCATAATTAAACGTCCTTTCCGTCTATTGTTTTAAATCCAAAACCAGCAACCACATACTTTTGATTACCGATTAACATCTGGTCACCTACTGAAGTTGACCTTAGTCCCCACTCTTTACCGTTCTCATCAGTATTAAGTGAAGTCATAACAGTGACATTCTTATTATAGTCACCATTTGTTTCCTCACCATCACCAAAGTCTAGAGTAGGTTTTTTAATACTCCACGAACCCATAACATTGTTAGTCCATCTGTAAGCATACTCAAGTGCTTCGATTGTAGTAGGGAATTCTGGAACATCCACAAACGCAACGGTTTGTGGACTGTCCTCAAATGCAGTATGAATAACAGAAACTTGTGTCATTACGCAGCCTCCAACATTGAAAATGGAACATTGTAACCAGACACAGCACCACTGATAGGGTTAGTCACCATATCAACAATCGCTCTTGTCTTGTTAATCTTTCTGATAGTGCCTGGAGTCTTTTTTGTTTTCTGAACAACATAAACTCTCTGGCCAACTTCTAAACCAGTTTTGTTTTTCATCACTTTGAGGTCTGAACAAAACTTCTGAAGTTCTGTCAATTCACCAACTGTCATACCCATTAGGGTTTTTTGCATTTCATTACTAATCATAATATTTCCTCTTTCTCATTATCAACATAGCTATTGTATCAAGCATTAAGCAAGATGTCAAGGCTATTTTTTACAAAATATCTGCATCCCAAACTGACTGTGCATATTTGTCTTGCAGACGGTAAGCTTCCTTTTCCCAAGGAAGGTCGTAGTAACCAGTACCCTCAACAACGAAACATCTTTTCCAAGTTTTACCTTCGACATCCATTTCTTTTCTTGCGTACTGTTTAACGTGTATCATCTCGTGAACCACGGTTGTTACTAATTCTTTTAGAGTTAATCCCTTCTGAATTTCCAGAGTGAATTCTCTATTGGTATCTTGCATATCACAATAACCAATTGCAGAGCCTGGAATGTTTTTTATCTCAACCTCAATATCCAAGGTTTTCATTCTAGGCATTAGTTTGTCAATCATGTGAGCAACACATTTTTCTGCAATGTGTCTCTCATGTTTAACACCACCAACAACTGATATAACATTTCTATTTTTCATTATTGTGCCATCTTTTGAGCAATGTAACCAAAGAAGTGCATTACATCACCGTTTTTAAAATCAATCTCAACTAATCTGTTTTTTGTCATCTGTTGAGTTTTTGGGTGGAACGCTTTAATCTGTTCAATTACTGCACCCAAAGGAATCATATTCATACCCCACACAGGGCCTTTATATTCAAATACATGTTCTATATCTAGGTTCTTTTCTTCGACTAGAGTATCTAACCATTTTTCAAACTTCATAATTTTTTCCTTTCTCATTAACTATACCTATAGTATACATGTTATCATAACAAAAGTCAAGGCATTTTTTTAATTAAATGCAATTAAACTTAATAAAAGACTGTTTAGTGAAAACCCAATCGCATTAGATACAATGTACAAAGTATCCTTAGCATATATTGCTCTTACTAGGAACAAGAACAGTCCTAACCATACTAACAGTATGAAATTCAATGGGGGTAAGTCAGTTGACCATCCCATTAGAACTGAAATTGAGGTTGGAGCAGTTGCTCCGTGGATGAGAATCATTCCCAACCACCCACAAGTTTCTGGTATATTCAAATTTTTAATCATATAATTTCCTTTCTTTCTTGATTATACTTATAGTATACATGTTATTAGAACAAAAGTCAAGGCATTTCTTCATTATTTTGGCCAAAAAAAACCCTTGAAAAACAAGGGCTTTTGAGGTAATGGATGGAAATTCTGAGAGAGAAAGTCGAGAGAGAGGTGAATTCCCATCCATTGTTTATATCATACCTTAAAGGTACGCATAAGTCAACACATTTTTAGAGCTTCTTCTGTAGTTTCTGTAACTCTACGAGTCCAACCCCTACCGAATGTTTCAAATGTTTTTAATTTTTCATAGTATGATTGACGTGCTTCTTGAAAGTTCTTGATAGTTGTTTCAAGACCATGTTCGTCAATATACTCACCAAGTTTCCTCAGTGTATTGGGGCCAATGCCACCATCGGCAGTTGTCCCAATCATTGTTTGCAAATACTTTGCACTTCGTCCTGTACCAGCGTTTACTCCGAAATCGAATACGCAGAGGTCAAGCCCGTCTGGAATATCGTCACACTTTAGACGATTCCAATAATTTTTTTCGTAGATGGGTGCGGCATCCTCTACAGTTAAGTCTTTCATGTCTTTCGTACCACCGAAATCTTCGTAAACTCTCTTGGTAATGCCAAGATTAGTTTCACCGCCTGGGTCTTTTGGATGGTTGACATAACCACCCTCGTGATGGAGAATCATCTCCAAACAATGTTGATAGTTATCTTTCATATCTTTATTCCTTGTTGTAACTGTCGTTCCATTGGAACGCTTCTTTAACGACATTCTCAGAGAGTCCTTTGAATGCTTGATGTAGTTTTTTATCTTTTGCAGAGATAACGAGGTCAGCTTCACTTTTATGTAATCCTTCTAGTAATTGAATGAACATGTTTTCACGTTTAAAACCAACTAATCCATCATCACCACCTTTCACAAAACGATAAAGTTTTTTGTACTCTCTTCGTAGTACAGTATGTTCAGTTCCTTCTTCAGCATCATTTGCTGTAAAGGGAACTTCACCTTTTGGAATCACCCATTCGATGTTAGGGTCGAATGATGATTTAATGATTACACGCAATGCGTCACAATCATATTTTTGCAAGAGTTCAACTTTCTTTGCCTTCGTCTTTGCATTATGTACTTTCTTTAATACCTCAGAAAGTAGAGGTGTATAGGTATCTTGAACCATATTAAAAGTCTCCAATGTCATTCATAAGATTTTTCAATCTTTTGTTAATAAAATAATTTAGTAGTTTCGACCTGTCACCGTGTTCAGCATTCTGGTATTCTTCCAGAATCTTTACCTTCAAGTCACTAGGTATACATTCTAAATCAATTAGGGTTTTATTTCGTTGATAATTTCTCATCATTTCATCTGAACAATAGTCAGATGGTTCTAAGTCAATCCATGTCTCCAACTTTTTCTTGGATAATGGTTTCTGTCTCAACTCATCAACGAAAGTATTATCTGGCGAAAGAAAATTAGGTACACCGTCACTTCTATCACCTTTTAGTACATGCTCCCTTATATATATGTCGGGGTCAATATCTTTCACAAATTTTTTCAATGTGGGAGAATATTGTTTCACAAAGTTGTGTTTCTGCAACTGAATGAAATCTTTGTCACCAGACAATATAAGGATATGCTCAAACTCACTAGGAGTTTCAGCAACATGCTGTACGATAGATGCAATAACATCATCTGCTTCTGCACCCTCTACTTCTAAAACTTTGTAGGGAAAGATTTCTTTGATTTCATCTCTGATGTTATTCAGAGTTTCAAAGATGGTGTTCCAATCAAGTCCAGAGTTTGCTCTGTCCTTCTTTCGATTAGATTTGTAGTTGGGGAAGTAATCCCTTCTCCAATACTTTTTGCTATCGTAACAAAGTACCATTTCACCAAAGGCTTCATGGAATCGACTACGGTATCCTCTTATAGAGTTTAATACCATATGTCGAACTAGATTTTCATCCAGTTCGTTGTCACGCTTTGAACCTAGTTGCATCATTAGATTACTAATGGTAACTTGATTCATATCAACTAATATCATAACTTAATACTCACTTTTATTTACATTTATATATAGTACCCTAAAATAGGCAAGAAGTCAATAGATTTTACTCCTCATCATCTTCTTCTTCCATTTCAATACAGGCATCTCTTATTTCAAAACAATCTAGATACACACTAGTTTTACCATTCTCTTTTGTTGTCGTAACAAATTCATCCGTAACGGTTTGCAATGGATGTGGTATGTTACAACTTCTATAAAGTGTAGACTTTACCATTTCTATCATCATTGATATATCAGCAATAAAATCTTCATCTTCTGTGTCAACACCATTCTCACTCATATTGTGAATCATATTAACAACCAAACCTTCAGTTAGATGGTCTGCAAATGTCATATCTTGTTGCATTTGTAGTGCATAACTATCAACTTTAATATTTGGATTTGGTGTTGCCTGCAAAGGGAACTGAATTACTTTACCCTTTTGTTCCATCAAAATCTTCCTCTTCCATTTCCTTTGTCCATTCACATTGAATGTCTGGATACCAAGTTCCAATATTTCTTTTTGGTGTTCCGTCTGGATGGTATGCCATAACTAAACATACTTGTTTACATTTATTCTGTTGGTATTCACCCCAAAACAAGTCTAACCATTCACCTGTTCTAAGATATGTTTCCATGTTACGAATGTAACCACGATGACTTTCGTAACGTGCTTCTGCACCTTTTACTTTTGCTCTCATTGCAGAGCGTTCAGTAGACATTAAACTCTTTTGTGTTTTAATCCACTGTTTGACTTTGATATGACTCCATGCATCGTCATCACCTCTTGCGAGTACAGACGGATGAATGGATTTATATTCGGGGGGATTTTCTTTTAGACGTTTCTCTCTCGCTATTGCAAGTCTCTCACTTGCCGCTGCCTTCTGTTCAGCAGTCATAGGCTTACGAGGTTTACGTTTCTTCGGTAGAGTAGAGTCGTTCTCTACGTTCAAATTCCTTTTCATAAGTCACCTTTTTAATATCCACGTTCAAGTTTTTGTTTTTCCAAGTTTCGTTTGAATCTTCGTGTCGCAGCATCCTTTGCTTTTCTACGTTTAGTTCCCTTGGACTCATAAAAGGTTCTATCTCTTAATTCTTGAAAGAACCCATCACGCAAGAGTTTCTTCTTTAAAACTCTTAACGCTTTGTTTACATCATTATCACGAACAATCACAGTCATCCCAGCAGGACGCTCTTCTTGTTTAAAATTACGTTTCTTATTATACTTATTAAATTTATTATACCTCATTAAATCCTCATATTTGGCCTGCCCGGCAAGACTCGAACTTGCGACCTACGGTTTAGAAGACCGTTGCTCTAATCCAACTGAGCTACGGGCAGTATTCTTGGTTTGTCTACTTACTAAATTGTACTCTATACTGTTGTCCATTATGGTAAAAAGTAACGATACTGTGTGAATAAACAGTTGTCACCTCTTCGTCATAACGTGTCTCAATACTACATACTCTTTTAGTAGACGCTGTTGCTCCAGAATTATCGTGTCCGATAATCCCACCAAGTACTGCCCCTGCGGCCGCACCATTATCTTTCTTGGTAACTACTTTACCTAGAATACCACCAATGATAGCACCCTTTAGCATGTCACCAGATTTGTCTCCACCAGAAGTAACATTCGTACACACTTCTACATTGTAGGGTACACGATTAATTACGTTCTTGTTAACATCTGTAACTTGTGCTTCATGAGCGAATGCCGTACTCGACATTACCAACATGGCACAAAGTCCAATAGATAGTTTTTTCATTTTTACTCCTTCACGGTTTTTACTACAGCTCCAGTTCCGAACAATTCATATCCGTCCTTTGCTTTAGTAATTTTTACATATGTGTCCAATACAGTACACATTTCTTTTGCGGCGATAATTGCATCACCCAAAGTCTTATAAATCATAATTCTACTTTCTCACAATCAATATACATAGTACACCATTTAAATAGCTTTGTCAAGAGGTATTAACTCTTTTTCGCCAGTTTTTTTGTCTAACTCTACCTTGATAAAATTACCACGTTCTAACTTGTCCAACATAGTTGACACTATGTCCTCAATCTTTTCTTTCTTTCCCACATGAACACCCACATAATAGAATATGGCGAGTAATCCTGTAGCAAGAAGAGAATGCTCTAATCCTGTCATTTAACGCTCCAATACAATGATATGTCCGAAATATTTATCGAACACTGAAATCAAGTTTTCGTAATCACCAGTAGTCATTTCATTACAAATTTTAGTTGCATCCAGTTCCAATTGTCTTGCAAGGTCTTTTGCCTTACCCAATAGAACGTATGCATTTCCATCTGGCCCAGTTAAATCAATTACGATTTCACTCTTTGTAGTTTTGTTCCTAATCATTTGGTGCGAACTCCTTTTCAAACTCAGTTATGATTTGCTTCTTTTTATTTAGAAGCGACTCAACAGAGTTAAGTGCCATCCTCTTTTCATCAGACGCACCCTCATTCATTGCAATCAACAAATTCTCCAGAACACCAATATCTTCTAACACATCAACCATTACGCAATCTCCCATGATTTAAATTTCACAATTTTTTCTAACTTCTTGACTAGTTGTCTACCATAGTCACAGAAGAGAATTCCTTTGTCCCAAACCCAAGACTCTACATCTTGTGAATGATAGAACTCTTCATTTTGAGTCAACCACCTTAGTGCAGTTTCCTCATCACCAGCACCCAAGTCAATGGTTTCTTTGACAAGAGTTTTGAATTCTGTAACCGCAAGTTCTTCTGCTTTCTTTTCTGCAATAAAGTTCTCTTCATTAATCTTAGAAGCAGATGCGATTTCAGCATCCAACTCTGCATCTGTCATAGATGCAAAATCAACAGAACGAGCATAAGACTTAGAGTATGCATCAGCAACACAGTAGTAAGCAGTTTCCTCAAGGTCAGTTCTCTTGAACTCTGCAAGAGTACCAGATGGAACTCGTTCATTCCAATACTTGGTATCTTCTGGTTCAGGCATCATGCCCATCCAACAACCGTCTTTTTTAGAAAACTCTTCTGCCTCTTTTCTTTGGGCATTGATATAATCTACAAGTGCTTTTTCCATAATCTCACCTCTTTTCTCATCATTACTAGCATAGTATACATGTTTTTAGAACAAATGTCAAGGCTTTTATTCTACCCTATCGTGAATTGGTACGGCACCATAAAATGATGAACCCATCATCTCTTCAACTTTTTCACTGAACCTTGAATCAGAAGTTGCACCGTAGTTTCCACCGAACATAGTCCATGAACCTTTTTCGATTTCTTTCACTGGAACAATGTTAACGATAGTCCTACCCATAACATTCCTTGAAACTAATTGTGCTTCGGGGTATTCTTCACTAGGATTAAAAGGCCCACTCACATTTGTAATGCAAAGTCCTTTACAATTTGCTGACACTCCACCATTTGTGGTATCACCTAGATTACTCTTATATACGTTAATATGTAAACCCATATTATATCTCCTTTATGATTGATTTGACAAAAGAACTGAATGGTAAACTTACTTCCCAATCTTTATTCTCATAGTCGATTATTAATATATCTTCACCACCATCAGGGCCACAACAGTGTCCAATGATTTCTGCAACTTGCGAACCCATCTCACCAAGTTTTTCGTTGAATGAATGAACCTCAAATTTTCTACCAACTGTATCCATAATTATTTCCACTCCAAGTTATTATCTTCAATCAAAATGTCTCTAACTCTTTCTCTGTCAAGACTATCTCCACCACCCCAAGTAACTTTGTCATTTAGGGAATTGATGTACTTACTAGTTGCAGCGATAATCATTTTGGGACTCGCACCAATCGGATAAACCGCATTGGGAACATTACCGTAGAAAGACTCTACATAAGCAATGAAGTCAACCACTTCAGAAACTATCACTTCAACTTTATCATTATTAATCATATTTTTAACGTCCTTTCTCATTGTTTATAAGTATATTATACATGTTTTAAGAACAAAAGTCAAGGCCTAAATTCATCTTTTTTTGCATTATTTTGACAGATTGTCGCACCTTAATCATGGGTTATTTGTGAGGCATAATCAATTTTGTCAAAGATTGCCTCTAGTTCTGCAATCCGTTCACGACACTTCATTTTCGCAAAACCAGTGCCTGGTGTTTTCTTTTTCTTGCGTTCTAGTGTCTTTAGCATATCTGTAAAATAAACATATTGATTCTGTAGTGCAGTTAACTGATCCATTCTAATACGCCTTTGTCATTTCCATCAACTTGAAACCTTCTTCTGCAAGTATCTTTGCATCACCATAATGGGCGAACCCTTCTTCATCTGCAAAGTCCATGCTGCTTGTGTAGTAGATGTTATCATCGTCAACATCAATACCATGAGTATCCATCACATATTTGAAAGTCTTTGCAGTCTTGATGTTTCCAGCAATCAGATTTCCTACACCTTTGTAGATTTCCAAACCACCGTTGTTCGCACTGATAAAAATTGTTTCCATAATTAAGTTCCTCTCTCATTGACTATACATATACTATAACTTGTTTTCACAACAAAGTCAAGGCAAATCGCCAAAAAAAATCCCTGTAAAAACAGGGACTTAGTAAAAAAGTTTATTTTATTTTTTAGAATCTACCTAAGAATCTTGCAATATGATGTACAAAAGGTAGTAGGGTTGCAGCCATGAATAGGTTTACCCCTGTATGTGCGAGTGCTATTCGCAAAGTGTCACCCTTCGGCATTCCATCTGAAACCAGAAGTCCTGCTAACCAGATAGTTCCAGTTGTTCCAATGTTTGCACCAAGTACACAAGCGATTGCGGCAGGCAGTGGTACTGCACCAGAAGCGACTAGTGCGATGATTGCCGTAGTGGATAGACTAGACGATTGCCAGAGCAATGTCATAATGATTCCACCAAAGAACATATAATATGGATTTGCAATAAACCAAGTTAGATGTTCCATATTTCCCATCGACTTCATGCCGCCTGAGAATGTTTTGAGTCCAATATAAAAAATCACCAGACCCACAAGGGTGGTGATTACAGGGTTTCCTAAATCCATTTTACTTACCTTCTTCCAGAGTTTATCTTTCATGGCTTTCTCCATAATAGAAAAGGCGTAACTCTCATTACGCCTTTAGTTCACTATTATATAGGGGGGTTACACCCCTTTGTCACAAAAGTTTAATAATTTATTTTGTCCAACCATCTCTAGGTACATGTTTACCCATAGCAATATTTGTAATATCACCACGACAAATACCCATGTCGTTTAGTTCCCTGTCAGTAAGACTGGCAAGTTCTCTGTAGATTTTTTTGTCCATTTTTGGTGTGATAGATTTTCTGAAGTTTTTATACAAATCAGAAATAACATCACAAAACGCACAGTAAGTTTGTGTAAGTACAGTCATTATCTTTTCATCCTATCCAATTCTAACATAAGTGCTTTCGCTTCCTTATGGTATCCTTGACGAGAAAGTTCTGCAGCTGCTCTCGCAGTTCCAACAATCTCAGCATGTGCAACAATACCGTCCCATACCTTGCTTACTAAATGTGCAATCTTTTCACAGATTTCACAAGTTTCTTGATAAGTGTGTCTCAACACTAATCCTATAGACATATCTACGCTCTCCTTTTTTTCGACATAATATGGTCATAAAATGCAATAACATCGTCATCTCTGAGATGTTTGACTTCATTCGCATACTCTGTTCTAATAAAGCGTACAATGTCAACTGGATTTGGTTGGTGTGGAAATAATTTCGCAAACCATTTACCCATTTTCATTCTCCTACTTTGTTTTGGTTAATGAATAACACGCTCAAAAAAGTGCTCACCAATCTCAGGCAGATTATGAAACACTCCTATGGGGGGGTTATTCGCACTTATTTATACAACTAGGACAGTTGCTATGACTTTTTTAGTGGAATTATTTTTGCATACCCTTTGTAACAAAATTGCATAGCTCTTCTTTCAGTACTTTTGATGAACCAACTCTGACGTTTATTATTCCGTTATAGTATTCATCTGTCAATAGTACTTCTCTATCGAACTGTTCTTTTGCTTCTAGGTAACTGAGCATGCCTCTACTTTGACAGTAGTGTAGAATCTCTCGTGTGAAGTTTTCTTCACCCAATTCTTTAACGTCAGCATTAAGGTGGTCGGAAGAACCCCAATAGGTTTTCCAATCGCTCTCTTTCGTTGAACGTCTTTTGTTCTTCCGACCTTTTAATGGGGGTTTGGTAACTTTGAAACGTGCTAGTTTCTTACCAATATATTTTTTATTATTAATTAAGTTTGTGATAACATAAACGAACCCCTCACAATCCTGTGGGAGTTCGTCTACTTCTTCACCTTTGAATGTCCACATAACTACTCATCTTCATCAAACTCTTCGATATCATCTTCGTTATCACTATTTAGTCTGTCCCCACAAAAGGGGCAATGAGCAACTGGATAGAATCTTTCTTCCATGTCATGTTGTATTTTAAAGACTGCATCACAGCCTTCGCATGTAATAATTTTTATCATTAAGCTACTTGTTCGTAAACATCGTCCCACTTACCTGTAAGTCCAGCAACCTCATATTCGGTTACTCTGTTCTCAAAGAAGTTAGTGTGGTCTGCACCGTTAAGTACCCACTCTAACCAAGGTAAGGGATTGTCCTTCACTTTGAAGTTAGGTTTCATCCCCAATTGAAGCAATCTTCTATCAGTGATATACCTTATATATGTCTTTACTTCAGACTGTTCTAGTCCTTCAATTTCTCCTAACTTATATGCAAGGTCAACAAACTTATCTTCAAGTTTAACTGCTTGTCTTGCCATCTCATAAATTGCAGATTTGAATTCATCATCTACAATACGAGGATGTTCACCACAGTATGCTTTGAATAGTTTTGCAATACCCTCAACGTGAATTGATTCGTCACGAATACTCCACTCAACAACTTTACCCATACCTTTCATTTTACCGAAACGCTGGAAGTTCAACAACATCACGAATGATGCAAATAGTGCCACACCTTCATTCATAACAGATTTTGCAAGTGATAGTCCCAATCCACGAACTGTGTTAGGGTCACTATCCATCATAAACTCAATCTTGTCTGCCATCTCTTGATATTCTAGGAAGGCATGATACTCGGCATCAGATAACCCAAGTGTCTCATTAAGAAGTGCATATGCACGTTGGTGGATACCTTCACGAGATGCAAATGAACCAAGCATATTGCGTACTTCATTATTCTTAAATTTAGGTATAAATTGGTCAAAGTAATTCTGTCCTACTGCTACATCTGACTGTGTGAATAGTCTTAGGATGTTTGTAATGTATTCTCTTTCAATAACAGAAGTCTTACCAGATTTCCAATCAGCAACATCTTCAGACAAATCAAGTTCATCTTCAATCCAGTGAACCTTCTCATGTCTTGTTGTAATTTCTACTGCCCATGGATAATGGAATGGTTTATAGGTTTCAGAAAACTCCATAAGTCCACCACCCTTTTTCTTTACGAATGACTCTGAAACTTTCATAAAGTCATCGTAAGTACCAATTAGTTTATCATCAATAAAGATTTGTGGTACTGAACGAGCATTAGGAACTCTTTGATAGAAGGCAAGTCTTTCTTCTTCGTTATCCATACGATGTTCTGTATACTCATATCCATGAGATTTAAACCAGTGTTTTGCTTTGTCACAAAACGGACAATTTGACTTACTATAAATTTCTACTTTCATTAACTTATGCTCCTACCATTATAACTTGTTATCGTAACATTATATGGTTTCTCCATATAACAATTGTGTGTGGGTTTTGTATTCATTTGTTCAACCCAATCCAATTCTTGAATCAGACGATTGTACCATGCTTTGTCCATTTCATCTGATGCTTTCTCCATGTCCTCTTTTAATTGTCCGACACGAACTTTTATATATTCATCTACCCTTGACATGCTACACACTCCTCTTGTGATTGTGCCTCTATGGCTTGAGATTCAAAATCTTTTAGTGCATCACGAGCAACCTTTTGGGATACGTTTTCTGCACGTTGTGATGTTTCTGTTCTTAGATAATATAGACCTTTAGTTCCCAACTTCCATGCAGCGAAATGTGCTTTATGTAGTTCTTTCTTATCTGCACCAGCAGGGAAAAATAGATTTAGTGATTGTCCTTGACACAAGAACTCTTGTCTGTCTGCGGCTTGTTCCACCAGAACATTTTGGTCAAGTTCGATTGCAGTTTTGAATACCTCTTTAACTTTCTCTGATAGGAAGTCGAGGTGTTGGACTGAACCGCCATTAGTGATAATATCTGACCAAACATCTTGAGTATTTTTCTTTACTTTCTTTAGTTCTTGTTCCAGATATTTATTCTTCACTAAATGTGAACCAGCACGAGTACGATGTGTATATGCATTTGCTTTTGATGGTTCAATAGATGGTGAAGTAGAAACAATAATAGAACTATTAGCGTTTGGTGCAATTGCAAGTAGATGTGCATTACGTCTACCTGTACCTTGCATATCTGGTGCTTCACCACGTTCAAGTCCTAGTTGTAATGTTTCTTCTTTTGCTTTTTCTTTAATTGTTCTGAAAACATCCCAATTAAGTTCTCTTGCTTCGTGTGAATCAAATGCAATTCTTTTTTGGTGTAACAGTGAATGCCACCCCATTGCACCTAATCCCAAACTACGTTCCTGTGTAGCGGAATATCTTGCTCTTGATATTTCATCGCCTGCGTTATCAATGAAGAATTGTAATACATTGTCCAAGAAACGTATAAGATCACGAACCAAAGAAGTTTCTTTCCATTCATCATATTTCTCCAAGTTTAATGAAGATAAACAACAAACAGCAGTTCTATCTTCTGAGGTTGGAAGATGGATTTCGTTACATAGATTTGAACCGTGTATCTTTAATCCTTTTGCTTTCATAGTATGTGGTAATGCTCTATTCGCAGTGTCAATAAAATTAAGATAAGGTTCACCTGTACGATATCTTACTTCTAGAATTTGTTGCCACAAAGTTCTTGCAGGCATTGTTTCTCTAACAGTTGCATCATTAGGGTCTTTTAAGTCCCACATCTCACCTCGTTCTACTGCTCTCATAAAATCATCAGTGATATTGATTGCATGGTGTAGATTAAGGTTCTTTCTATTTACGTCACCTGTTGGTACACGCATATTTAAAAACTCAATAATGTCTGGATGTGAAATATCCATGTATGCTGCATAAGAACCCTTACGAGTTTTACCTTGACGATAAGCAGTCATGTCTGCATCAACCGTGTGTAGAAAAGGCATAGGGCCTGGTGCTTTATCAGAGATTGCACGAACATCATTCCAGTGTCCACCAACACCACCACCTTTGACTGATAACCAACGCAACTCAGCAGTATGGTCGATTAGTCCTTCAAGTGAATCTGGTACATAAGTTAGAAAGCACGAAATAGGAAGTGCCTTTGCTTTCTTGCCTGGCTTAGGTGCGTTTGATAATACTGGTGATGCAAACATGAACCAACCTTTAGATACTGCATCATAAATTCTTTGTGCAAGTTCTAAGTCACCTTGACAATAAGCAACTGCTGCTCTTGCGTATGCTTCTTGGGGTGATTGTTCTTCATCTTTACAATAATAATCCTTGAGTAGTTTGTATGCTTGTTCTGATAAATCTTTGTCTCTGGTTCTGTCTATTTGAATGCCGAGGTGGTCGAGACCAGTTGTTCCCTCGGCACTTGGGAAAGTTACTACGTTCTCAAGGGCCATGTTTTTAGTTCTCCTGTTTGCTTATATTTTCTTCCAAGAATTGAAAACGGTTTTTGCCTGCAATCCTTTGTGGGTGTTAGTATGTATTATTTCTTGAATCTCTACTGGAGTCTTTCCAGAAAGAATCATGTCGTTTATATCTTTTTCTAAAATACTCTGTGGCCAGATGCAAACACTATATCCTTCATCGATACACCGTTCAATCTGTTTACAGACCTGTTCATTGCGAGGTTCGTTATCTGGAACGAGTACCGCATTGTCTTTGAACTGTGGAACACGCAAATCACTCTGTGCAACTGCGATACAGTTCTTTAGAAAAAGACTGTCGATAGGGCCTTCAACAACATACACCGTATGTTCTTTGTTAACTCTATCTAATCCAAAAATCTTGGGATGTTCTTTGTCCAAGATTATAGTAATATATTTTTGGGGTTCATCCCCAAATGCCCGTCCTTGAAATGCAAAGACCTCTCCATCCTCTTTCCTAAATGGAATTACCATCCTTGGATGGTCACCACTTAATGAGGGGAACTTGTCTTTAACATGTCCATTGACATATTCAAAAAACTTTGGACAGAAATATATATCGTTCCAGAGCTCTTCGCTGATGCATCTATCAGATAAAAATTTGATAGCAGGGTGATTTTTTTCAAGTTGCAAAAACGAATCCAGTTTCAGTGACTTACGAAACACAGGTTTCTTAAACTTGAAGTCAGGCGCCTTAATGCCTGCCCCAGGCGTCTTATCCCCTCGACCATTGGAAGTAAGACCTTCTTTGTACCGTTCTAGTACATATTCCTTGTGTAAATTTGAATCTACATGTTCTATCAATTTAGATAGATTTGTACCCACAGAACAGTTGTGACATTTATAGAAAAGGTCATTCTTTGTTCTATAGATAAACCCTCTTGCCTTAGTCCGTATCTTCTGTGAGTCACCACAGTACGGGCATGAGAACTGCCAGAGATAATCAGTCTTTCTCTTGAAGTTCCTCAGACGAGGGGATATTAGGGAAATGTACTTTGTATCGATATAATTCATATGTCATAATATACAGGAAATCACCGTCAATGTCAAGAGTTTTTACATAAGTACTGGAAGTATCTCCGTTAATGCAAAACCTATGACTATGGAGCCCCCAATTAGGACGTATCTCCATTTTTCCAGAACACCTACTCTGGTTGATAATTCTTCTCTTAACTGTCTGAAATGTTCAGATTCAGTCTTATTGTGTTCACTCATGGCATCTACTAGTCTACGTTCCATCTCATTCATTTGAGTGGTGTTTTCTTTAGCATTAGATGTAATTCTACTGTGCAATTCTAGAACAGTTGTTTTGAATTCTTTTTCTTGTTCGTTCAAAGCTTCTTCCTGTCTCATTAGTTTTTCTTCATGCACCGCCATTATGGTGTGTAAAGACGATGATACCTCTGCAATCTTTTCAATTGCAGAATCAAGTCGAACATGAATGCCCTTCATGTCAGACACCTCTCTTTTTAAAAGTTCAACTTCGGTTTCAATCGTCTTTACAGTAGCCATATTATTTCTTCTTAGTTGCTTTTCTGTGTCCGTTCCATGCAACGAAGCCACCAAGTCTAAGCGCCCAGTAAGCAAGATAGTTTAGAAATTTGAATCCGTTAATTTCAATATTAATATCTCTGAAAATAACGTCTGCTTCTTTCTGTATCATCTTACCCCAAGTACCTTTACCTTTTCTTTTAAGGGTTGCATACTTGTAAGCATAGTCGTGTACTAGTCCACCCATAAGCAATACACCTGTTGGTGATAACCATGTGTGTAGGAACTTTGGTATTGATGCTCCGTCAAATTGAAATCCTTTGGGGATTACATATTCAACTGCATCTAGTGTGTAATGAAAGTCCTTTGCAACAATCCAATGGCGACTTCCTGTCAACCACATCCAGATTGCTTTCCAGAATCCTTTTCCCTTTGTTGGGATTGGGATTGGTTTCATGTGAGGCATTTCTTTGTATTCAAATCCCACACGTTTTGTACCTTCTTTATCATCAAACTTATTGATTATAAATCCAACAATGATAAGAACTCCTACCACTGTGAACTGCCACCATGTCATTGCAAGATGGACAATCAAGTCCCATGTTATAAGCTGTAAATATTCCATTTACTATTCTCCTGTATTATCGTTGTCCTCTTCCTCTGGGGTAGGGGCAACTGCTTTCTCATAATATACAATAATCTGTTTTTGTTGTTCTATGTAACGTCTAAGTTCTGCAAAGTTCTTAGACAAGTTTTCATAGTCTTTCACACTTATCGCAATATATGAGTCTGCACCGTTCTTCGCCGAATACTCTGTGATGAATTCATCATAGTTCTCATCGGGAGAAACAACATAAATCTTAACCTTGTTCAATTGAACTGGTTTTGGATGCTGAACCGTTGGGATAGTTTTTTCAACTATCTTTGTTTGTATAACAATTTCTGGTTCTGGTCTAAAAGTGGAACAACTACTCAGTAGTATTGTCGCCACTAGTAATAGACTCAAGGTCATCCCAAAGTTTATCTGTCGCATTCTGCATCCTCTTTTCAATCAACCCTGGCTTCTTGTTTGCAAGATGCGTTAGGTTGTGTTTATTTAAAGTATTACGCAATTCATCACCATATGCTTCAGACTTGCGTAAATCTGCATTAAGTTGATTAGTAAGTTCATTCAATCTTCTTGAGTCCTCACCCATCTTCTCAATAGTTGCTTGGTTTGTTTCATTTGCAACTTCTAGTTTTGCGTTGTTATCACGCAATGTAGCAATAGTTGCTTGAGTGGTGTCGTAATAGTATTTTGCACCATAAGCTGCACCACCCAGCAAACCAACTACAATCAATATTGCATATAGTCTAATCATTCTTTAGGCGCCTTAGTTCCAAACTTTCTCTCATAAGAGGGGTCGTTTGCATATTCATTTGCCCATCTATTTTCAGTGAATGTAGCAAAACCAATCAAATCTTCAATATTCTCATAGTTTTGTGTAATCCAATTATCCATGTCATTTGTTTTTGCTTTCAAATCTTCAATGTCACGTTTAATGTTTACATCATCTTCGACAGCAAACCTGCTTGTCAATTCTGATACTTGTTCATTCAACTGTGAAATAGTTTGTGCTTGTTGAGCAGTCCACCAGACAAATGCTGATACCTGTAAAACAATTGCAACTAAAACACCAATGCTAAATTTCATATTCATTTGCACAAATCCTCATATCTTGTGGAATGCAACCTGTGTTTTGACAGGTCGCCTTCATGTTCAAAATTCCACAATTTAAAAAACCACTTGAACATTACTCAGACTTCCAAATTGTCCATGCACCATATAGAATAGCAATGTAAGCTGCTATGTCTGCAAGTGGACTTGCAATGAGCATGACTACACCAAGAGCAATAAGAGCCGCTCCATCCCATGAAGTTCTTTCTTCAATTCTTGATTTAATCCAATTTTTCATTTCTGTCTCCTTTTTTATTTAAAAGATAGTTTGGGGTTAGACGTTGCAAATGATTTCTTTCTCATAACTGTCTTTGCAACTAAGTCTAGTTCCTTACCATCCCATTTTAATACAAACGGCATGTTAACATCCGTCTGCATATCGTTTAAGACTGCTTCGGCGTCTGGGCCGAGTTGAGCAATCTTCTTACCATGTTTCTTATACGACTGCTTAAACATCCGTATAAGCTCTGCCACAGTAATCTGTTTCTTGTTTCGTGCATCATTTACTCTATCTAGAAAGTGACGAGTGAATTCTACGTCAATTCCTACACTCTTATATAGTCTGTCTGCATATTTCTCTACGTTGTCCAAATCTGATTTGGTTAGTTGTCCTTCACCAGATGCAGCATTTAAATCTGCAATTGGTTTGTACATTCCCAACGCATAGGAATACGACTGTTCAAACTGTAAAAAGGTTTTCAATTTACTTTACCTTGGATAAGGCAAAGTCTGCAATTTTCATAAACTGTGCTTTTTTACCATTAATCATAGTTTTCATCTTTTGTTGATTAGAACGATTAACTTTGTCAAACACTTGTGTAATTGCTGATGCAGTGTACAAGTCAACTTTCATAGAACCATCTTTAAACTTGATGTTCTTGTTTTGCTTGTTCTTTACAATGTTTTTAAGAATGTCTACATTATCTTCTACGAGTAGATATTCATGTTCACGATTAAGGGTGTTCTCTT